TTATTTTATTTCTAGCTCATCTTTTGAATCGTTAATTTTTGATTCAATTTCTTTCATTTTTTCATCATGCTCATTGGAGGTTTTCTTAATATCAGCTAGTTTTTTAAGAAGACCATCTGATTTGATATCTATTTTAAAATCAAATAATTTAGATAACTTTAATTCTAAATTAACATGTGCCCCATTTATAAATAAAGATATTGAAGATAGTATTATAAAAAATGAAGCGGCATGTGTAATAAATTCAACAGGACCAGGAGAGTTAAAAGATGCTTTAAACTTTAAATCATCTTTGTTGATGGTTTCACCTGTGATATCTGTTAAGATATCGGCTAACTCGAAATAGCAAGCTAAGAATTTATTAAATTCATAAGCTGATACGTTATCCTTTTTATTTATTCGTAAAGTAGAATGAAATTCTCCATTTCTATAGTAGTTAGGAAATAAAGTTCTATTAATATAATTAGAATAATTATTTGCACTCACTACAGCACCATGGGAGTAGATTATAGGAATAATTAATGGATCAATTTGATGTCGTCTTAATGGAGAAGGGGTAATCCATTCCACATCACGTCGTTTAAGGAAATCAATTTCAGAATCATCAAATGCCATATCCATTTTATCTTCGTCTGTTATTTCATATAAATAAGCATCACTTGTAATTCTTCCAAATGCAATACGTTCACAATTACTGCTTGGAATTAAAACAATATCATTTATTTTTATTTCGTTTACGAAATTTTTAATTTGTGCAGCAACAGATCCGGGGCGAGATTCATCTTCGTTATATGCACGAGCTATTTCCAGTTTTAAGTCATCTTGTTTTGTATTTCGAATATGCTCAATGTTATTAAATTTATCCCAACCTATTGCAACGTAATTTCCAAAATAAAAATCTTGAAATTTATCACCACTATTTGTTCTAATAAACCAGTAGTTTACATCATTTTCTATAACGGGAATATTTAATTCTTCTAGAATATTAATGATATCTTGCTGTTCTTGAGTCATTATTTTCCTCCTTTTGTGTATTGAGATTTTCAAAGTTCAGTTGTTGCGATGCCGCAATGTTCCGTCCAGTTGGTAGCTGGGCGGTTTTTTTTTGTTATTTATAGGCTTTATTTGCTCCGTATTTAGCTTGACTATTGGTAAATCCTTCGTATTCCAATTGTTTTATGAGACCAGATTTTGAAAAAGCTTGACTTCCTAAATAAGATGTTGCTTTTTTGTAAGCCTGATCTTTCCAATTAGCGTTGCAATTATTTGCAGCATATTTGGCTTCTTTAGTTGTAAATCCCTCATATTTAAGCTGTTTTATTAATCCAGACTTAGAAAATGCATTATAATCAAGATAGTCGAAAGCTTTATTTAGAGCATTTTCTTCTCCCGTTGTAGGTTCGTAAACCTCTGTAGTTTTTTCTGTAGTTGCTTCAGTTGTAACCTCTGTGGTTGTTGGTTCTTCTGTAGTTGCTTCAGTTGTATCATAAGCAGATGTGATTTCTATAGATTCAAAGATCTTATCAAACTCCGAAGAATAATCATTTTCAGGCAAGCTCATTGCACAAACTACAAAATATCCGTTTTTTACAGGAAATACGAGCATTTCATTTTTATAAGTTTTTCCATCAATAGATTTATTATAATATAACTTCTCTACATCAATACTATTTACTTGTGCATATTCGCCTTTTAAATCATTTTTATAATCTTGAGATTTTTTAATACTATCCTTTACCTTTTCAACATTTTTAGAATCCAGTACATTACCATTGAATTTATGATAAACTACACTCAATAATCCATCATTATCTCCGAGCTCATTCTTATAATAAAGGGATGTATCATCTGAGTTGGAATCGACAGCGATCCATGATTTTGGAATTTTATATTTTATCCCGTATGAACTTTCTGTTTGCTCGAAATCTTTATATGGATCATTAGCTGTATTATCCTTTTTTGATTCACAAGCAATTAAAAAAATACAAATTAGTGATAATATTACCCCTAATGCTATAAATCTTTTTTTCATAAATTTTCCTCCTGATATAAAAATATGTTATAATCAATTTGTATAGTTTACATATTTTGTACACTAGAGGTAGCGGTGGCTTATTGCAGTAGGTCATCGCTATTTTAATCTTAGTTTAATCAACTCTTCATTATAGCCGAGTGCGTGCGCGATCTGTCCAGTGGTGTATTCCTGGTACTCTAAAAATATATCGTCCGGCACAAGAAGTTCCATAGCAAATAGATCAGCTTCTTTCTCATACTTTGTTGTATTAAATCCAGTGTATGTATCCATGAAGAGAGCATTAGTCTTTTTATGCAGTAACATATGACCTAACTCATGGGCACAGACAAGAATCTGTTCATGCTCCGGAAGAGAATCATCAATATAAATAATGTTATTTCTTTGGAAATATTGATAAAATCCTCTGACACCTTCAAGTGGCACTGGCACAAGGATAACATTCATTCCCTTGATAATCTCAAAGGGGTTTCTTGTTTTGTGTTTCTTGACAAGCGAATTTACAATCTTTTTTATGTCCATTCACATCAGTCCTTTTTATATTTTTTAGGCGTGTATTTTTCCTTGTTCTTTTTCTTAGCCATCTCCATTCCAATTTCCATTGCGTTTAGAATAGATTCAATTGCTTCAGGAGAAGCAGGATCACCATCAAACATTAGTCCTTCTTGGGATGTTAGTTTGTCTTTGGTTTGCTGTAGGATTTCTTCTATTTGTTTTGTGTCTCTTTTATTAAGTTCTGCAGAAGAAGATTTCTTTTCTACCAAATCCGATTTTTCTATTCCAAAATAATTAGCCATCATTTCTATTTTGTCAATTCGTGGATAGGTTCGTGCATGCATCCAGTCTGATACAGTGGACATTTTAAAACCTAAGGTGTTGCACATTTCTGTTTGATTAACATCATTAGCCTTTAAATAGTATTTTATATTTCTAGCCATGACTTCTTTGTTTCCTAAGTCGCTCATTTACCAGTGCCTCCTTTCTTAATTTGAATATGACTATATTATAATGGAGAAACCGAAAAAAATCAATATAAACCGAAAAAAATTCGGAAAAACCGTTGACACTTCGGTTTAACCGTGGTAGTATATAAGAGAACTAAGGAGGTGAGCGAAAGTGAAAACGGAAACTAGATTTCCTAAAGATATGAAAGCAACATTAAAGAGTATCCGCGAAATGCGAGGTTATAAGCAAGAAGAAGCCGCTAAATTAATAGGAATAGCGACAGATACACTTAGAAACTATGAACAAGGAAAGTCTTATCCAGATATTCCGGTGCTTCGTAAAATAGAGGAAACGTATAATGTACGTTATTCGCAAATTATTTTTTTACCATTAGACTTCGGTTTAACCGAAACTAAATAACCAGGAGGTGAGAAAGATAAAATGAATGCAGTATCTAAAGCAAATGGCATTGTTGCAATTCGCTTAAAAAAAGCAATCAAAGATAAAGGTATAAAACAGACAGTTATTGCAGAAAAGACACAAATGACTGCCCAAGAACTAAGTGATATGCTGAATGGTCGCAGAATCATTAAAGTAATTGATATTCAAAAGTTACTTGAAGTGTTAGGAGAGTTTAATGTGGATGCAAACTATCTTTTTGGAATTGAGGAAGTGAGTAAAAGATGAAAATTTCTGAAAATGAATATTCAGAGATACGGGTTGTTGGTTCGGATAACGAGCTAATCGCCAGTATTACCGACACAAATATTATCGTGCTAGATGGATACAAAGTGGTATGCGTGTCGGATGATGATTAACCTAAATTGTTATTTCTTGTATTGTCTGGATTGGAAACAGGTGTATCTACACCATTGATGTTTCGTACATGATAATTTTCATAATTTCCTTGCTTGATCTGATTTACAAACTGATTACGAGTCATGTTTGCACCAGTAAAGTTATCGTGGAAGCATTCATTTCTTCCGGTATTTGATTCCTGAGTCACAGTGATACGTTTTGGCATATTAAGCCCCCTTTCTAATGGAACACGCATATCTCTTTGCTGGAATAGAATACCACTAAAATATCAATAGGTCAATACAAAAATACAAGATAATGTATAAAAACATATATTCGACACAATATATAGTGCTGTGTGCAACTGTACTATTATACAAGCTTTGAATGATTTTATCAACTGTAAATAAATGCAGATGGCTTAATCCTCTGTCCGATACACGAAATTCCTCCCTAAATTGGTTAATTATTAAAAATAGCACTCAATTGTCGGGCAGGGAATTAAGCCATCTGAAGAAAGGTAGGTGAAAGACATGAGCAGAAGACAAGATCTAAGAATCTTGGCAGCATATGCAAATGCACCAGAACAATTTCCTTCTGGAAATGTACCGGTAGCGTATGCAGCAAAGAAGATGGGAAAAGATGCTTGCTTTATCCGGGCAGGCATTGAAGCAGGGTGGCTTCCAATCGGATATGCGTTTAGAAAGCCAGGAAGTAAGAAGATTAATTATTACATCAGTCCAAAGTTATTTTGGGAAGTGACAGGTGTTTTATATCAACCAGAGAAAGGAGCATAAATGGCAACAGCAATGGTGTTTAGCTTATATGTAACAGTCAGCATGATCATTTGTTCGATTTTATCTAAGACAAAAATCGGACAAAGAGCGATGGACTGGATGCTGGATAAATTAACAATGAAATGAAAGGAGAAAAAGATGATCGATGATTGATGAAACGCTGATTCTGAAAGAAATTGATGAGTGGACTGATATTCTGAATAGAAATATCGAGAGACGTAATCAAGTGTCAAGTAGCTTGATGGAAGTTTGTTTGCTAGAAAGAGAACTTGCGACATACCAGAGAGTGAAAAACCTTATAAAAGAAAAATGCACCCCTGAGGCAACAACTCCAGAAGGTGCGGATATAAATAGTTTAACACAAGTGCATTATAGCACAGAAAGCGAGAAGGAACAATGACAAAAGAGTTTTTATTACAGTGCGAAAAAAAAATAGAAGAAGCATACAAATGTGCAGCAATCAATCAGGGAGATAAAGTAAACGATATTGTTGGGGAAGTATGTAGGGACATTCTTCTTAAAATATCAGATAGTGTAACACCTGTTTCTGAAGGAACACTACCTTATATCGTAGCATCTCTGAGAGTATTAGCGAACGCATTGTCCAAAGAATTAGATCCTTTAGATAAAGAGATTTCAAAAGCAGTACAGTGGCGAATGACGACAGAGTGTGGGTTTAAGAAACAAGTAGAAAGGATATAAACGATGAAGGAAGATAGATTGCTGATCAATCGTGAAGTATACGATGAATTAGCTGCATCTTATGAAAGGGTTGAAACTCTTGTCCGGCTGCATAAAGCTGGACAGGATCTTGATACAAACCTGGTCTTTCAGATCTTAGGGATCGGGTATCTATTAAACAAAGAAAAATTAGGAGGGCATAACAATGGAGATCACAGTAAACGTAACAGGGCTTGACAATCTGGCAAATGCCATCTTTGCACTTGCAAAGGCCGCAGGAAACTGCAAAGAGGAAACACAGGTAGATGCAACAAAGGTAACACCCGTAGTGCAGCAGGCAGTCGCACCAACGGCAACAACTACAACGGTACCGAGTACGCCACCAGTACAGACTGCACAAGCGGCACCCGTGGCACAAAATACAGCACCCGCAGCTAGTCCGGTGCCGACTGCCACAGCAACCCCTACATATACAATGGAACAGTTAGCAGTCGCAGCGACAGGCCTGATCGATGCCGGAAAGATGCAGGATGTCCAGAATACGCTAGCGTATTTAGGCGCACAGACTCTGATGGATCTGCCACAGGAGAAATATGGGGAGTTTGCATCTGCGATCAAAGCGATCGGGGCGGTGATCTAAGATGGCGAAGAAAAGAAAACATGCTTTGTTATCAGCAAGCGGGGCGGTGCAGTGGATCCACTGTACTCCTTCCGCAAAACTTTGTGATGAGCTTCCAGATACAGAGAGCTCTTATACCAAAGAAGGGACTCTGGCACATGAGATCTGTGAGTTAAAACTGACAGCAGATTCTTTAAAGACCGGAACCTACACAAGAAGAATGAACAAGATCAAAAAGAATGAAATGTATCAGGAAGAGATGCAGGGATTCACAGATCAGTATGTTGACTATGTGGAGACACTTAGCAACAGTCTTCCAGAAAAGCCATATATGGCAGTGGAAAAAAGAGTTGAGTTTGATGAGTACGTGCCAGATGGATTCGGTACTGCAGACTGCATCCTGATCTGCGGTACGGTCATGCATGTCATCGATTTTAAATACGGAAAAGGTGTCCCAGTAAATGCAGGTGGGAACCCACAGATGGGATTATATGCACTAGGAGCATTAAAAGCTTACGGATTTTTGTATCCGATCGAGGACATTTTTTTTCATATCGTACAGCCAAGGCTCAATAACTTTTCCACATGGAAGACGAATAAAAGAGAGCTGACAACATGGGGCAATGTCGTAGTCAAACCGAAAGCTGAATTAGCTTACAAAGGAGAAGGAGAGTTTCGTTCCGGGGAACACTGCAGATTCTGCAAAGTCTTAAACTGCAGACAGAGAGCTTATGACAATCTGGAACTTCTGGAAACCTATGAAACAAAACTTCCACCGGAGCTTTCAGACGAAGAGGTGGGAGAAGCCCTTGCAAAAGCAGAACAGTTGGTTGCCTGGCATAAAAAATTAAAGTCCTATGCACAGACAAAACTGATCGATGGCGGAGAGATCCCTGGATGGAAGATTGTTGAAGGCAGAAGCAATCGTATGATCACAGATTACGAGAAGATGGCGGATGTCCTGGAACAGAATGGTTTCCCAAAAGAAACTCTGTATGAAAGAGCCCAGCTTACCCTAACAGATCTTGAGAAGATGGTCGGAAAGAAAGACTTCCAGACGATCTGTGGAGAGTTCATCCAGAAGCCGAATGGAAAGCCGACACTTGCACCGGAATCCGATAAACGTCCGGTCTATAACCCGAAAACAACAGCAGCAGAAGATTTTAAATAAAAGGAGTAAAAAATTATGAGTAATACAAAAGTAACAACAGGTGAAGTAAGATTTTCATTTCCACACGTATTTCAGCCACATGCAAACAATCCTGGACAGGAAGAAAAATATTCTGTGACGATCCTGATCCCTAAGACAGACACAGCAACGATCAATGCGATCCAAACAGCAATGCAGGCTGCAGCACAGGAAGGTGTCTCTACAAAATTCAACGGACAGATGCCAGCAATGCTGAAGAATCCGATGCATGATGGAGATGGAACAAGACCGAACGGAGAGCCATTTGGAGAAGAGTGTAAAGGGCATATGGTTATGACTGCATCCAGTAAACAGCGCCCAGAAGTTGTCGATGCAAACTGTCAGGCAATCTTAAATCCAGCAGAAGTATATGCCGGATGCTATGGAAGAGTTTCATTAAATTTCTTCCCTTATAACACAAATGGAAACAGAGGTGTTGGATGCGGGCTGAATAACGTCCAGAAAACAAGAGAAGGAGATCCATTAACAGGAAGAACAACAGCAGCAGAAGACTTTGGACCAATGCCACAGGCAAATGTCCGGACTGCAGCAGTTCCGCAGATGAACACACAGGCTGCAGCTACACAGCAGAGTGTGAATCCTGTCACTGGTATTAATCCGGTCACGGGGGCTCCGATCAATGGCGGCGGAGTTATGGGATTATGATCCCGCGCAAGAACATCCTGCATATCGATATCGAGACCTATAGTAGCGTAGACATTGCAAAGTCCGGGCTGTACAAATATGTACAGTCTCCGGACTTTCAGATTCTACTGTTTGCTTATGCCTATGATGACGGACCAGTTGAGATCATAGATCTTGCACAGGGAGAGAAACTTCCGGAAAACGTGATCGATGACCTGAAAGCACCGGCAACAATCAAGATGGCACATAATGCAAACTTCGAGATCAATGCGCTAAGTCAGTTTTATGAGATCTGGCCGGATCAGTGGCAGTGTACGATGATCCATTCTCTTTACTGTGGGTATCCGGCATCCCTTGCAGGAGTTGGGAAAGCAATGGGATTCCCTCAGGAGAAGCAAAAGATGGCGGTTGGAAAAGCACTGATCCGTTATTTTTGTGTACCATGCAAGCCTACAAAGAGAAACGGCGGACGCACAAGAAACTTCCCTGAACATGATATGGAAAAATGGAACCTGTTTAAAGAATACTGCAAACAGGATGTGGAAGTGGAACGCGCGATCGAAGATCATCTGAAGGATTATCCAGTTCCAACGCAGGAATGGACCAACTGGCATTATGACCAGACTATCAATCAACAGGGGACTCAGCTGGACCTTGCACTGATCAATGGGGCGTTGGAATTAAGCGATCAGGCAGCATTAAAGCTTGGAGATGATATCCGTCGTGTTTCTGGAATCGATAATCCGAACAGTGTTGCCCAGTTAAAACAGTGGTTATCCGAACAGCTAGGAAAAGATATCGATAAGTTAGGGAAAGAAGCAGTGAACGAACTGTTAGAAGCTCCACAGGTAAAAGCAAACCCTGCAGTTTATTATGTTCTGAAGAAACGTAAAGAGATGGCCAAGAGTTCCGTGAAAAAATATACAGCTATGGAAAACGCGGTCTGCAAGGATGGAAGAGTCCGTGGATTATTACAGTTTTATGGCGCAAACAGAACAGGAAGATGGGCAGGACGTCTGGTACAGGTCCAGAACCTTCCAAGAAACTATATTCCGGAGTTGTCACTGGCAAGGAATCTGGTAAAACAGGAAAATGCAGCGATGCTGGAACTGACTTATGGCAGTCTGCCAGATACGATCTCACAGCTGATCCGGACAGCATTTGTTCCAAGAGAGGGATATGAGTTTGTCGTTGCAGACTTTTCAGCGATCGAAGCGAGAGTGATCAGCTGGTTAGCTGGAGAGGATTGGAGACTGGAAGTCTTCCGTACCCACGGCAAGATTTACGAGGCTTCGGCATCCAGTATGTTTAACGTACCGATCGAGAAGATCAAAAAAGGGAATCCGGAATATGCACTCAGGGCAAAAGGAAAGGTCGCAGAATTAGCCCTCGGGTACCAAGGTGGTACCGGAGCATTGATCCAGATGGGAGCATTAAGGATGGGACTTACGGAAGAAGAACTTCCGGATATCGTACACCGATGGAGGACAGCGAACAAACGGATTCAGGATTTCTGGTATACCGTAGAGAATTGTGCGATCGAGACGGTAACACTCGGAACAACAAACCAGATCCAGCACGGGATCACATTTATGAGAGATGCAGATTATTTTATGATCAAACTTCCTTCGGGGCGATGTCTGTTCTATCCAGATCCGCAGATCGGAGAAAATGCATGGGGAAACAAGAGTATCACATACATGGGCATCGACGGAACGAAAAAATGGCAGAGACTTGAAACATATGGCGGGAAGCTGGTCGAGAATATTGTACAGGCAGTGGCAAGAGATCTGTTGGCGAACGCGATCCGGAATATGTTATTCGGTGGATATCTTATCAATTTTCATATCCACGATGAGATCATAGCAGAAGTGCCAAAAGGTTCTGATCTGACACTGGAGAAAGCCATCGATCTGATGTGCCGGGCTCCGGAGTGGGCAGAAGGGCTGCCGTTAAACGCAGATGGATTTACAGGAGATTTCTATAAGAAAGAGTAGGAGGAACGGCATGTTTCAGAATGACTTAAAAATTAAAATATCAACGGGAAGCAGCCGAAGATCAAAGACCTGGCTGAAACAGGAGATGTACTGGTCTGATTTTGTAGAGAAGCTTGAACATCCGATCAGGACAGAAGAAACTCTGGCAGAGTATATGGGTTACCGCAAAGCAAAGCAGGATGAGATCAAGGACGTCGGCGGTTTTGTCGGTGGCGAACTTTCCGGAGAACAGAGAAGAAATGAAAATGCCGGTTATCGCTATCTGATCACACTTGATGCCGACCATATAAAACCGGGTGGAACTGATGAGGTGATCGGCATCTTAGAAAACCTTGGTTGTTCTTATGTGGTCTACAGTACCAGGAAGCATGAAGAAGCAGCACCGCGACTTCGAATCATTCTGCCGTTGGATCAGCCGGCTTCTCCGGATGAATATGAGCCGATCGCGAGACGTGCCGCGGAGTATATCGGAATGGGTATCTTTGACCCGACAACTTTCGAAACAGTCCGGCTGATGTACTGGCCAAGCTGCAGTAAGGATAGCCAGTATCGATTCTGCTATGCAGACAAGCCGTTTTTAAGTAAAGACGGAATGCTTGCGACATATGATAACTGGAGAGATATCACACAATGGCCGGAAGTGCCAGGAGCGGTAAAGCTCCGTGACCGCAGTATCAAAAAACAGGGAAATCCATTAGAAAAGAAAGGTATCGTCGGTGCATTCTGTAAGACCTATACAGTAGAGCAGGCAATGGATGCGTTCTTAGGTGGTATCTATGAGCCATGTGATATGCATCCGGGCCGCTATACTTATACAGAGGGTTCGACAGTTGGCGGAGCCGTGTTATATGAGGATGGATTATTCTTATACAGCCATCATGCCACAGATCCTGCAGGTGGAAGATTATGCAATGCATTTGATCTGGTCCGGATCCATAAGTTTTATGAACTTGATTATGGATCAAAGGAAGGAACGCCGATCACAAGACTTCCATCTTTTTCTGCAATGTGTGAGTTTGCGATGGAACAGCCAAATGTTGCAAAAGTCATTACTGCAGAACGATATGAACGCGCACAGTCCGAATTTTCACAGGATATATCAAAAGAAGATCTTGACTGGATGGAAAAGTTAAGCTGCAGTTCACAGACAGGAATGCCGAATAAGACGATCGATAACGTGTTGATCATTCTGGAGAACGATCCAAACTTAAAGGACCGATTATATCACGATGAATTTGCGAACAGAGCAACTGTTTGCAGGCCGATGCCGTGGGAATTTCATCCGGAGTTCCCTTATAAGGATCGCGCATGGACCGATGAAGATGATGCCGGATTAAGACATTACATGGAGAAGACTTACGGGATCACAGGAGAAAAGAAGATATTAGACGGCATGGCGATCTATGCAAATCGACATAAAAGACATAAGATCCGAGAATACCTTACAAGCCTTAACTGGGACGGGGTCAGACGATTAGATACGCTATTGATCGATTATTTCGGAGCAGAAGATTCTGAATATGTACGTGCGGCAACAAGAAAGACTTTGTGCGCTGCGGTTGCCAGAGCCATGCATCCAGGATGTAAGTTTGATTATATGCTGATCCTGTCGGGAGCGCAGGGCGTTGGAAAGAGTACGTTCTTTTCAATGTTGGGCAAAGACTGGTATTCCGATTCAATGAGTACCTTTGAAGGGAAAGATGCAGCGGAGATGGTGCAGGGCTACTGGATCATTGAAGCTGGAGAGTTAACTGGATTTAACAGATCAGAGATGAATGCAGTCAAACAGTTCTTAAGTAAGAAAGAGGATGTTTATCGTATGCCGTATGGACGCAGGACCGCAAATTTCCCACGAAACTGTATCATCGTAGGAACTACGAACGATAAAGAGTTCTTAAAGGATAGAACAGGAAATCGTAGATTCTGGCCAGTTGGACTCGGAAAACAGAAACCAAAGAAGAACATCTTTCAGGATCTGCCGGCAGAAGTCGATCAGGTATGGGCAGAAGCGGCTGCAAGATGGATGTTAGGAGAGCCGCTGTATATGTCTGGAGATGTTGCCAGAGTGGCACAAGAGAAGCAGGAAACTTACAGAGAAGCATCTCCAAAAGAAGGTGTGATCAGAGAGTTCCTAGAGAAGAAGATTCCAACAGATTGGAAGGAAAAGAGTCAGGCACAGAGAAGGTCATTTTTCAACAGTGAATTTCAAGTAAAGGATGAGAGCAGTATGGTTGAACGTGATCGAATATGTGCGGCTGAGGTCTGGTGTGAGTGCTTTGGCGGTGATCTCAAACAGATGCGAAGACAGGATACGATAGAGATTAATGGCATTCTAAATTGTATCGATGGGTGGCAACGCATATCATCTGTAAGGTTCGGTCCATATGGGACACAGAGAGGATATACGCGTGTAAACAGAGTGTTGACAGATTAAAAAGTAAACATACAATATTTGGAAACGTAAACAACAGAAACATTCAGTAAACAGAGCATTGATTACAAGAAAAATGGCTTAAATCCTATATCTAATGCCTATATAAACATTGTAAACATTAAATTATATATAAATAAAATATAAAGGGTAATGGTATAGTGGTACCCCATGTACGCCTATACACGCGTATATATAGGGGGACAATGTAACATTGATTACAAGCAAAGGAGAATGACATGAGAGAAAGCAGTATAGAATCTAAGTTCAGGGATGAAGTAAAAGAGGTCGGTGGTATGGCGTATAAGTTTGTATCTCCGGGCAATGCTGGAGTACCAGACAGGGTTGTAATCCTTCAAGGCGGAAAATCTGGATTTGTAGAATTGAAACGACCAGGAGAAAAAACAACACCACTTCAGAAAGTCCAGATCCGTAAGATCTTAGCAACGGGATGCTATGCAACCGTTCTTGATAACAAAAAAGATATTGACCGAGTGATCTGGGAGATCGAAGCATGGAATCCAGGTAAGGCCTTGGACAAGATCGCAGAGTTAGAACAGAGAGGCATGATATGAAATTTGTACCACACAATTATCAGCGATACTGCATTAACCGCATGATCACGGATCCGGTCTTAGGATTGTTTCTTGACATGGGTCTTGGAAAGACAGTGATCACACTGACAGCAGTCAATGATCTGAGGTTTAATCGGTTTGCAGTCCGGAAAGTTCTTGTCATCGCACCGAAGAAAGTTGCAGAAGATACATGGACAAGGGAATCACAGAAATGGGATCACTTAAAGATGCTTCGGGTGATCCCGGTTCTTGGAAGTATCAAACAGCGGATCAGAGCGATCAATACACCCGGCGATATCTGGGTGTTATCAAGAGATAATGTCTCATGGCTGGTTGATTATTACAAAAATGACTGGCCGTTTGACATGGTGATCATCGATGAGTTGTCGAGCTTTAAGTCCAACAAAGCAAAACGATTCCGAAAATTAAAAAGTGTCAGGAGTCACATCCACCGGATCGTAGGGCTTACAGGAACACCGACTCCGAACGGATTGGAAGACCTGTGGGCACAGATCTATCTTCTGGATGAAGGAGAACGGCTAGGAAAGACTTTAACCGGATACCGTGATAATTACTTCACACCAGGAGCAAGAAACGGAAATGTGATCTATGAGTACAATCCGAGGACATGGGCAGACGAAGAGATCAATGAACGGATCAAAGATATCTGTATCTCCATGAAAGCAGAGGACTATCTGGAATTACCAGAACGGATCGACAATGTCCGGCATATCAAACTTCCAGATAAAGCAAAGAAGCAGTATGAAGAACTGGAGAAGACGATGATCGCGGATATCGATGGAGAGACCATTGACGTTACCAGTGCGGCGGCTTTAAGCAATAAACTTTTGCAGCTTTGCAACGGAGCTGTCTATGATGCAGACGGTATATACCATGAGGTGCATGATGAGAAGATCGAAGCCTTAAAAGAGATCATCGATGCAAATGCAGGAAAAGGAATTTTAGTGTTTTATAACTTTAAGCATGACAAGGCACGGATCCAGAAGGCTTTGAAAAAGAGCAAGCTTCGGATCGGGGAGTTAAAGAATCCGGACAGCATCACAGCCTGGAACAATGGGCAGATGGATATCCTACTTGCACATCCGGCAAGTGCAGCATATGGATTAAACCTTCAGGCAGGTGGGCACATCATTGTCTGGTTTGGACTTAACTGGTTATTGGAGTTATACCAGCAGGCAAATGCCAGACTGTACCGACAGGGACAAAAAGAGAATGTTGTGATCCATCATCTAGTCACTGCTGGCGGATATGATGAGAACGTCATGGATGCGCTGAAAGCAAAAGAAGTTACACAGGATTCGTTCCTGGATGCCTTAAAGGCAAGGATCAAGAGCGTGAAAGGAGAGAACGATGGGAAAGATTGATGCAAAGATGGAAGGCAGGACCGAAGGATTGGAACTTGCTTTACGCATTGTGAGAGAAGGCGGAGCAGAAGCCTTAGAGAGAGAAATGAAACACCGGAGAGTTACAGGGATCAAGGTTCCTGTCGATCATAGAGAAATGGATAAAGCGGCACAGAAGATCAAAGAGCAGATCCTGGATACCGTTCTTGCTATGAGCATCATGGTGCTAAGAGATGAGTTCGGTTTTGGCAAGAAACGGCTGGATCAGTTCAAAGCCAGATTTAACTTGAAAACAGAATGTATGAATGATGGATTAGTTACATGGGCAGACATTCTGGAGGCAATCAGAGATGAGACTGGCATTGAGCTTACGATCAGAGAAAATCGTTAAGGAAAGTTAAGGAGTGAATTAATTATGGCAAAGATCAGACAGAAACTTGCGAAGGTCTATATTCATTCGCAGGATAATGGCAATGACTTTGGGATCATCGACCATCTAGCTGAGGCCGGATATGATGTCGATTTCGAAGTTGTGGATAATGGAGTTGGCAATAAAGTGATCTCATGTGAGATCTATGACGCAGGGGGGGACGAAAGACAATGATCAAAAATAATAGGACAGCAATGAATGCATACAAGAAGACCAGAGAGAAACATGGCGGGGATCGTCCTCGCTGTGTAGTCTGTGGCGAGGCGATGGATCCGGAGGACGATGAGACAGAGTGGTCCAGAACAAAGAGAAGGACAGATTGTTTTGTACATAGACATTGCGTGAAACACTGGGGAGACGTTTAGGATGCTGATGCAACATAGGTGACAGGAGGCAAGACATGGATAAGAAAAAACTAAGACAGTATCAATCTCTGAAGAGGGAGCAGAAGATGCTGGAAGACAAAATGGAGAAACTGAATGAGAGAGCAGAGAGGATTCCGACGGTCGCTGGAACAGTAAAAGGATCCATGAGCGCGTTCCCATATATTGAAACACATATGAGTGTTGTGATGTCAGAGCCAAAACAGGCAGATGTGATCTATCAGCAGATGATGATCAACGGAAAGAGACAGGAACAGGTGGATGAACTTCTGACAAAGATTGAAGAGTTTATCAGTCGGATTCCTGATAGTACTACAAGACAGATATTCGAACTCATTTATCTAAATGGTAAGACACAACAGGAAGTTGGAGAACAATTGGGGTATACAAAAGGCAGAATTTCTCAAATAATCAGCGAAAATCTAAAAGATTAAACAAATTAAACAAAAAAGTGTGTTATAGTTATACTAGAGAAATTGGATAGAATCCTTTTTACTCGCCCCGTATAATTTTTTTTGAGCATCGTAGAAATACGGTGTTCTTTTTTTTGCCAAGAGAATTTTATCGAAAATAGTAGTTTATTGGCTGGAAAAATGGTAAAATGTAAAAAATGATTATATGGGGGAAGATAAAACATGGAAAAAAGACAGATGTATATTGCAGATCTGAATGTAGTTTTTGGTAAAGAATCTGAGCCAATGATCAAACGGATTGATGACATAATGCTTCCAGCGATGACAAGTAGATTGTACAGACAGGTTGGAAAAGATAATAGAACCAGATTATTTTTTCATAACGTATGCATAAATGAAGTTGAAAAAGATGAGTATGTATTACAGGGGTTGCTTATCAAGGATACAGTTTTGTCAGTTCAATCGGTGTATGATAACGCTACAGGATTGCAGATGACAAATGAACGAATAAAATCGTCACCATATTCTTTGTTTATGATATATCTTAAAAATCATAGAATGGTCCTTGTGAAAAATCAAAGTGGAAGTCCAGATATTAGAAGTTTTTCTGCTACGATAAAGGATGTGGTAAAAGAATATATTAGAACACAAAATGACATTAAAAAAGCAGAGGGAAAAGGGAAAGAAGAATTTCTTCCATATCCGCATATAAATATTGCAGGTATAAAATCAGCACAGAGTGTCCGAACTGCATTAGCGGATGTTGAGAAGATAGATAAATTAATATTTAAATTTTTCCCACTGAATGATGAATGGGATTACGATTCAGTGTTTGGTGGTATTGAAGCACAAATTAGAAGAAGGATACAGAGTAACAAAGGAAGAATGGAATTTCCTTCTCCTCAATCCGTAGATGGTGTTGCTGATATTATCGAAGAAACTGAGGGCATGGTAAAAACTGAATTAAAAGTTCAGTACAAAGAGGACAGTGACAAGGCAATCGGAAAACAGAAAGGCACAATAAAAGATAATGAGTTATCCGAGGTACTACAGGTTGAGGTGACAGGTGAGCTGTCTGATGCTTACGAACAAATAAATGGTTATGGTCACGAGCTGAATCCATTACACATTCAAAGCGAAAATAATTTAATAAATTACGAGGAGTTTGTTAAGAAAAGAAAAAAGTAAGGTGAGTGCTTATGGATAGCATGATAAAAAATGTCGGGGAGATAGTCGAGGATGGAAAAAATAAAAATTTAATACGGGGTATAGTTGAGGAGATTAAGTTTTCTAAGAAAAACTTATGGCAATTTTTATTAGCAGGAATATTAGCGATTTTTGAAGCATTGTTTATTGGCGTGAATGAAAAGACTGTATCAATTTTCTGTGAAGTTGTTCAGGATATAAATAATATTTCTATTGCGTTTATTGCGATGATAATAGGGGCATATTCTATATTTCAGGCGTTGTTATCGAAATCTGTAATAATCCAACTATTAAAATCGAAGAATAATATTTTGAGAGAAAGCAACAAATCATTTTTAAACTTGTCAATTATATATACATTATCGATAGTGGTTGGCGCATTCATAGCTATAATTATGCGAGTAATACCAGAAGAATTTTTGATTATGAATAATACGGAATTAAGTAATGTAGTTGCAGTAATTGGTTTATTGATATATTTCGCGTATTACAATATTATTTTTTTAGAAGTAATTAAATTTGTGATTAATTTATTTAGAATGTTTTGCGTTTATAATGCAGTAAGCGGGATGGATGCGATCAATGAAGAAAGTGATAAAATGAAATAAAATATTGAATTAAGGCACCTTCGGGTGCTTTTTTCGTGCATAAATTTAAGGACCTCTAGCTCAGTAGGTCAGAGCAGTCGGCTCATAACCGATCGGTCCAGGGTTCGAGTCCCTGGTGGTCCATTTTAGAGAAAGGAGTGAGCCTAGATGGCATTAACAGAAAAAAGAAAACTATTTGCCGATGAATATCTGATAGATCTGAATGCATCTCGGGCTTACAGAGTTGCATATCCGAGAGTAAAAGACGGAGATACAGCAGCTGCTGCCGCAAGTAGATTACTAAAAATTAAAGATGTGTCTGAGTATATCAGTGTTCGAATGCAGGAGCGGAGCGAAAGAACAGAAATCACACAAGATCGAGTGCTTAATGAATTAGCATCGATCGCCTTTGCAAAAGCTACAGATTACGCCGAGGTCCAAGATGGACAAGTGATTATAAAAAATACCGCAGATTTATCCGATACGATGGTAAGAGCAATCGCAGGAATCAAAGAAGGGCGCAACGGTGTTGAAATTAAGCTGAATGATAAAGGAAAAGCATTAGAACTGTTAGGAAGACATCTTGGAATGTTCAAAGACCGCATGGAAGTATCTGGTCTGGAAGAAGAAAAATCCAAACTTGATGATCTGATCAATCAGATGCGAGGTGGGTAAATGAGCGATGAACGCCTGCTGCTGTCAGAAAAGTACAAAGCATTTATCAGATGTGATGCACCAGTAGAGTTCCTGGAAGGCACAACGGCAGCAGGTAAAACGACAGTAGGTCTTTTCAAGTTCATGCTTAAGGTAGCAGAATCTCCAAAGAAACTGCATATCCTTGCAGCGAAAGATACCGGTACCGCAGAAAAGAACATCATCAACAAAGATTTAGGGATTATCGATGATTTTGGGCAGTTAGTCGAGTACCACGGAAACGGAACCAAAGACGATAAGATTCCGCATCTTCTGTATCACACAAGCAAAGGCGATAAAGTTATTTATGTACTTGGATATGGAGATAAACAGAAGTGGCAAAAGGCATTAGGTGGTCAGTATGGCTGTCTATACATTGACGAGATCAACACAGCAGACATCGACTTTGTAAGAGAGTCTGCTATGCGATGTGATTATCTGATGGCAACATTGAATCCTGATGATCCAGCACTGCCGATCTACAAAGAATATATAAATTGCTCCAGACCACTCCCAGAGTGGGAGCAGGAAACACCAAAAGAAATAAAAGATGAGTTGAAAGAAGAACCAAAACCTAACTGGGTCCATTGGTTCTTTTCTTTTGTTCATAATTTGGGATTACCAAAAGAAAAACTAGACAAGATCATTGCCAACACTCCGAAAGGGACGAAGATCTGGAAGAACAAGATTGAAGGATTGAGAGGAAAAGCAACAGGTCTTGTCTTTTCTAATTTTGACCGAAAGCGGCATGTTAAAACCAAAGCATGGTTAAAACAGCAGCTAAAAGATGGAAAGATCAAGATAAAAACCATCACTGCAGGTCTGGATACTTCTTACTCTTCTGAGTCTGAAGATACGATTGCTATGATTTACCAGATCATCACAGAAGATCGCAGAGTGATCACAGTAGATGAGAAGATTTACAGCAATGCGGATCTGACAATCCCACTGGCACCATCGGATGCCGTGCGAAACTTTGTAGACTTCCTGGAAACAAACCGTAAAGAATGGGGATTCGCAAGAGACGTATTCATAGATTCTGCCGATCAGGCAACGATCACAGAGTTAAACAAACACAAACGTCTGCATGGCAGTGTGCATAATTTTATTCCGGCATACAAGAAAACAACGATCATAGACAGGATCATGCTGCAGATCTCATGGTTGCAACAGGATGCCTATTTAGTCCTTGAACATTGTGTTAACCATATCTCAGAACTTGAACGATACAGTTGGAAAGAAGATAAGAACAATGAACCAGAGGATAGAAACGACCATACGATCAATGCCAGTCAGTATGCATGGCTGCCATACAAGATGCAAATAGGAGACAAAGATGAAATGGGTGGATAATATCATGGAAAAAGTAAAAGGAGGGATTCGCAGTTGGTTAAATGTACAGCCGGCGAATCCCTCAAGAATCAACATAACTGAAACATTGGATTACGAAGCAAATGCAATTAAAAACCGTATCTGGTACAGAGGGGACAGCAACGAACTGGAACAGCTGTACCGGCAACTTGTTATCAATACAAGCCGGCAGAGTTTCTGGGCGGCGGAGTGCAGTCCAGGGATGGAGATCAATAAGATTCATACAGGACTTCCATCGCTGATCGTGGACATGCTCACAAGTGTGACTCTTGCCAGTCTAAACGATTTTGATTTTAAAAAGAAGAAGGATCAAGATATTTGGGATGAGATCGCGAAAGAGAACAAGATCAAGAAGCGACTGGAGAAAGCAACGAAAGAAACTCTGTACATCGGAGATGGAGCTTTTAAGGTCACATTTGATACAAGTCTTTCACAGTATCCAATCATTGAGTACTATCCTGGAGAACGACTTGAGGTCAAAAATAATCGTGGCAGGATCACAGAGATTGAGTTCAAAACGGTTTATGACTACAAAAGAAGAGAATATATCCTGCATGAGTATTACGGCTATGGGTATATCAAATATAAATTGACCTGCGATGATAAGGAAGTGCCGCTTGATGCACTGGATGAAACAAGAAACTTGCAGAACTTGGCATTCTCAACATACCAAGAAGGTAAAGATGGAGAAGTTAAGCAACGTGGCGAATATATGCTCGCTGTACCGCTTATGTTCTTTGAATCTGGAAAATGGGATAGTAGAGGGCAGAGTATCTTTGATCGTAAGATTGATGCGTTCGATGCCTTTGATGAAGCATTCAGTCAATGGATGGATGCACTTCGAGCTGGAAGAAGCAAAGAGTATATTCCAGAATGTTTCATTCCGAGAAATCCAGAAACAGGAGCGACATTACCAGTGAATCCATTTGATAATCGATACATCAAAACAGATTCCGACATGCACGAAGGTGCAAAGAATGAGATTGTATTGCAGCAACCAGAGATTCCACATGAAAGCTATCTATCAGCATACATAACAGCACTGGATTTATGTTTGCAAGGTCTGATCAGTCCGTCAACATTAGGGATTGACGTAAAGAAACTGGATAACGCAGATGCACAGAGAGAAAAAGAGAAAGCTACGCTTTATAGCAGAAATGCGATCGTAGGCGCATTGCAGGAAGACTTGCAAAGTTTGATCAAGGTAAGTATCAAAGCATACCGTGAACTAAATGGGCAGAGCAGTAATGATGATGTCGAGGTAGATGTAACGTTTGGAGAATATGCCAATCCATCTTTCGAGAGCCAGGTTGAAACTGTTGGAAAAGGAAGATCACAGGGAGTCATGAGCGTTGAAGCTTGTGTGGACGAGCTGTATGGCGATTCCAGAGACGATGAATGGAAGAAACAAGAGGTCGCAAGACTGAAAGCAGAACAAGGAATCATGGAAGTAGAAGATCCGGCAGTCAATACGGCAGCAGGAGATTTTCAGATAGGAGAAGTAAATGGTAGTGATTATAATGAACCACTCGTACAGGATGAGCCGACAGGAGACAAAAAAGTTCCTGAAACAGATGAGTGAGAACGTTCAATTCGGTATTTACGCGATTGAAAAAGATGGAATTATCGAAATGAGAAAGGACAGGTGTGGCAGCATGTCAAAACTCAAAGAGATGAAACGCGAGTTCAAAAGACAAGGGTATAAAGTGTATTACAACACAGGTGAAAGATGAATGATTACGATATTCAAGAAGCGCTTAAGCGGATAGAAGATGAACTGATCGCATCGATGATGCGTAATATGCAGCGACACCGAGCAGAAGAAACAAAAGAAGGTATCGAATGGGGAATGTGGCAGGCAGAACAGCTGAAAGCTTTGGAAGAATACAAGAAACGAAACAAAGAGAGATACAAGGACCAATTTGGAGAAATCAATTCAAGTATTCCTGCACTGATCAGCGAATCAAGAAAACGTGGATATTTAGATCAGGAAGCACAAATCTTGGAATCTATTGGTAAAAGCACCAGTAGAGGACAGGGAGATATTGATGCTTCCTTTTTTCAGATCAACGATCGTAAGATGAATGCACTGATCGATGCGACAGTCTCAGATATGGATAGTGCAGAGACAGCGATGCTAAGACGTGCAAATGATCAGTATCGAAAGACGATATTCAATGCGCAGGTATATGCAAACAGTGGTGTTGGTACCTATGAGAAAGCCGTAGATATGGCAACAAAGGATTTTCTTGCAGCAGGTATCCAATGCATCCAGTACAAGAATGGATCAATGCATAGGATAGAAGAATACGCAGGTATGGCAATCCGAACAGCAAGTAAGAGAGCTTATCTTACTGGAGAAGGAGAAAAGCGTAAAGAATGGGGTTGCCATCTTGTAATCATGAATAAGCGAGGAAATCCGTGCCCAAAGTGCCTGCCGTTTGTTGGAAAGATTCTGATCGACGATGTGTGGAGTGGTGGAAGCAGTGAGGATGGAAGTTATCCATTGATGAGTTCTGCAATGGCAGCAGGACTTTATCATCCAAACTGCAAAGACAGTCACACAACATACTTCCCTGGAATCAGTACACCGCCAGACGATAAGTTTTCAAAGGAAGAGATTAAAAAAGTTGAGGATGATTATAAGGATGATCAGAAGCAACAATATGCCAAAAGACAGAAAGAGAAATTTAGAAGACTGGCAAATTATTCATTAGATAGAGAAAATAAAGAAAAGTATGAAATAAAACTTGGAGAATGGAAACAAGAGTTTCAAAAGAAAGCAGAAGGATTTAATATAAAGGATTCTCTCGAAGTATTCAAAGAAAAGATAAAAAATAACATAGATAATTCAAGACACAAGGCTAATATGTCATTTTTTGTGGATACAGTAGAATTTGTAGAAGACCAAGAACTTAAAGTGCCTTTTGCATATTTGCCTAATGAAGATATTATAAAATACAATTCTAAAGCACCTAATATTGAATTGTACGATATGGATTATGTATTTTCGCATGAAATAACACATAGAATGGATTTTCTACAATACAATAGTTGGAAAGATGAAAGATTTCTTCAAGAAATTGAAAAATGTAGACAAAAAGTATATGATAAAAGAGATGAAGTTCAAGAATGGTTTCAAGAAAATGGGAAGTATGAGTACAGCTTTGCAATTTCAGATATTATCAGCGCATTGAGTGAAGGTGAGATTATAGTTCCAGTAGGGCATAAAAAGAGTTATTGGAAATCGAATCCTAAAGTACAGGCGATGGAAATATTTGCGAATTTAAGCAGCATAGATGTACTTGAATTGGATGAAAAAGAAAAAATATTAGATGGAATATTCAAGGCATATAAGGAGCTGGTTGAATGAAAAAATTGATTCAGGCATTAAAAGAAGATGGAGAAATTCAGTATTTAAAAAGGAGATGTTATGAAATAACTGGTGAATGGATTCCGTATCATTGGGAATGCTTCAACGGGATAGAAGAATACAGAGAGTATATGAAGAAGATTGTGAGAGAATATGAAGATAAGAAGTAAAAGATATAGATAATACCACTGATCAGAAATGGTTGGTGGTATTTTTATACCCATTTTTAAGGAAAGGAGGACCAGCAATGAAAGTAAGAGTAACTTACAATTATCACGACAGAGAACTTGGTTTTGAAAAACATATTGGGGATGAGCTTAACGTTACAGATGAAAGAGGTCAGGTACTGATCGCAGCAGGTGTAGCGGAAGAAATCGTTGAACCAGTAGAAAAACCAGAAGCTCAGGAAGGAACTGAGGAAGAAGAAAAACCAAAAAGAAGTACCAAGGCAAGAAAGTAAGAGGTGATCCATAAATCTCGGTAGCAGACGTTCCGTTAAGACGTCTTATTTTTATGCTCCAAACACGATAAGAGGGTAAAAGATGCGTGGGCGGTGACACCGAAGACAATGGATGATTGGGGGACACCCACAAAATGGAAAGGAGCAACAATGAAAAAGAAATTAAACATGAATCTACAGTTTTTTGCGGAACCAGGATCAGAGCCAACAGGGGGACAGGGAGAACCTGCACCACAGCCAGGAGTAAATCAGACCCCGCCGGCAGCTGATCCGCCACAGATTGACTACAATAAGATTCAGCAGATGTTAGATGGAACATTAGCAGCAAAAGAAAACACTGCATTAAAAGCCTATTTTAAACAGCAGGGACTTAGCCAGGAAGAAGCTGAGCAGGCGATGCAGGCATTTAAGCAGCAGAAAGCTGCAAACGAACCGAACATCGAAGCAATCCAGAACGAGGCACAGAACGCGCAGCAGATGGCACAGAAAGCTATGATCGAGCGTGATGCTTATAAGTTATCTGGAGAACTTGGGATCGACTTAAAAACAATGCCTTACGTGTTAAAACTGGCAGACGTGTCGCAGGTCGTACAGGATGGAAAGATTGATTCCGAAAAATTAAAAGAAGCATTAAACAAAGTATTGGAAGATGTGCCACAGTTAAAACCACAGGAACAGCAGCAGACAGGATTCCGTCAGATCGGAGTCGGTCAGCAGCATGGCGGAGAGACTGGTGGCAATGCACCACAGCAGAAAGCGGTACCAACAAAACGATGGAACCGATTTAATTAGGAGGTAAGAAAGAATGGCATTAAATTATGCACAGGTATGGGAGCCGGAACTCCTGGAGATCTTAATGCAGGGAACATTAACTTCTCCATTCGTAACATCAAATGTAACATGGTTGGATGCGAAAACATTCCACTTCACACAGATGTCTGTATCTGGATTCAAAAACCACAGTCGAAATGGCGGATGGAACAAAGGAACTTATGCACAGACAGATACTGCATTTACCGTAGAACACGACAGAGATGTGTCATTTCTTGTTGATAAAGCAGATGTCGATGAGACAAACGCAACAGCATCTATCCAGAATATTTCCAAAGTCTTTGAACAAACTCAGGTAGTTCCAGAAACAGATGCGTTATTTTTCTCTAAAGTAGCACAGGCTGCACAGAAAGTGACTGGATATCACAGCTCAACAGCTTCCAGTGATTATACAAAAGCAAATGTATTCAGCAAGTTAAAAGGATTCCTTGCAGCAGGAAAACTTCGCAGATACAAAGCGAATGGATCACTGATCATGTATGTATCATCTGCGATCATGGATCTGTTAGAACTGTCTACAGAATTTACTCGTAAGATTGAGATGACTCAGATCGCAGAAGGCGGTATGGGAATCGAAACACGAGTCACAGATATTGATGGCGTAACACTTATGGAAGTTATCGATGATGAACGCTTCTATGATAAGTTTAACTGGGAAGTTGAAGAAGGCGGATTTGCACCAGTAAAGAAAGACGCAGGTAAATCCGTAACAGGATCACATAAGATCAATGTGCTGATCGCATGCGGACAGACATGTAAGACAGTTCCTAAGATCTCATCCATCTATTACTTTGATCCAGGAACACACACAGAAGGTGATGGTTATCTGTATCAGAACAGAACTTTATCTGACGTATTTGTATTCCCGAACGGAAAAGATGGCAAGGTTGATTCTGTTTACGTTGACGTAGACACTACGGAATATACCGAAGTGTAGGAGGTGGTGCATATGGCACTCGCCTCTTATGCGGATCAGGAGTATTATGAAAAAGTCAGCGGTGTAATCACAACGGATAATCTTGAAAGGAGACTGTATATCGCAAGCCGACACATTGACACGCTTACATTTAACCGTATTGTAGCAAGAGGATTTGAGAATCTGACAGAATTTCAGAAAGATGTGATACGTCTAGTTGTCTGCAAACAGGCAGATTTTGAAGCAGAAAATGAATCTCTGATCAACAGTGTCTTAAGTTCTTATTCGATCAATGGCGTGTCAATGGGAATCAATGCCGGTGGATGGAATGTGACAGTTCAGGATGGAGTGATCATGAAAGCTGATAATTACGCGATGTTAGAGCAGACAGGATTGTGCTGCAGGAGATTGGGGGCGATCTGATGAAATGGCCAGAGTTAATTCCAAAATCAATGTGTCAGATGGATATTCATATTCGGATTGACAGCGAAGAGATTGGAGAGGAAGGGCAGCCGATCACTCTGATCGATGCGGATTTCAAATGCAACTATCAAGATAAAGCGAAAAGAGTTATGACAAATGAGCAGAAGATCGTACAGGTTACGGGATCTGCTCTTTTTTATGGAGATATCGACCCAGATGTACCAGTGATCAGTTGCGGTGTCGCAACAATCTTTGGAGTTGAGAGAGTGATCGTAAGTGGAGAGAAAGCAAGAAATCCCGATGGGACGGTCAATTATACCAGATTGGAGTTGATGTGATGATCCGTTGCAATTCAATTATAAAAATCAACACACAGAGACTTCGGGAGCTTTCACAGGCACAAGTCACAGCACTGGAAAAGACAGCAGAAGCTTTGCATACCGAAGTGGTACAAGCTCAGGTTATGCCGTTTGATACAGGAAATCTGCAAAACGATAATACGTTTGTGGATTACACCTACAGCAAAGCAGGACGCGCAAGGATTGTATCTACAACGCCATATGCCAGAAGGTTATATTTTCATCCGGAATACAATTTCCAGACATATGAAAATCCGTTTGCAGGCGGTGAATGGTTTAATCCTTGGCTTCCAGGCGGATTGTATGAAGATTTTGCACAAAAAGCATTTAAGAAACTGTACCGAAGGGAGAGTGGCATATGATTTTGCTAGCAGATGTGAAAGACTGGCTGAAAACAGTATTTGAAGCTGATCACTATTACACAGGAAAGTTAGACAACAAAAAAGACAGATCCATTGGAGTGTATCAACGAAGTTCCTATGCTCCAAAACGGTATGCAGTAGGTGGATATAAGAAATATGATACGAAAAGTATATCTGTCTTAGTTCACTGGAACAACAATTCAAAAGAAACAGAACAGGCAGCAGCCGAACTGTTTGAAATATTAGAAACACAGAAACAATTCATGATCAAAGATACAAAAGTAGATTTCTTATCCATGCAGGTTCCTGAACCAGTAGATGTTGGAACGGATGACAAAGGAATCTATGAACGTGTCATTTGGTTTGACATTTATTACGAAAGGAAGGTAGACGATGAGCGAAACAGCTAAAAGCGGAGTATATCCTTGCTACGAAAATCAGTTTCAGATCGACACTGCAGCATCTGGATCAGAAGCAGCTATGAAAGATATCGCAGACTGTGAAACATTTGAAGTGTCCTTTGATAACGGTGTTGAGGAATGGACTCCATTTGATACAGAAGGATGGACACGCAGATTAATGACTGCAAAATCCGTTACGATCTCAGTTACAGCGAAACGAAACGTAGGAGATGCCGGAAACGATGCGGTTGCAGGATTGGCATGGAAAAATGGAAGGAATGTAGAGAAAGATTTTCAATGGACGTTTCCGGACAAAACAGTTGTCAAGTTTGCAAGTGCAGTTATCAATGTGACAAATGTAGGAGCAGGAGATTCTACAGCAGTTGCACCTCTGGAATTTGAAGTACAGAGCAACGGTAAACCAACAGTAACACCAGGAGTTTAGGAGAGGGAAACCTCTCCTTTTTTGAAAGGGAGATAAAATGGGAAAAGTAGTAGATATTACAGATAAGCTGAAATTTGAAGAGAATCCGGCATTAGTGATCAACGGAAAGAAATATGAAGTGAATGCAGATGCGACAACTATGATCGAAGTCATGGGAGAGTTAGGAGATGCAGAAGACGATGTGACTCCAGGGACGATCTCAAAACTTTGCAAGCTGATCTTTACAGATAAAGCACAGAAAGACTTAGCAAAGCTTCATTTGAAATTTGATGATTATACCGTAGTTGTTCAGGAAGCAATTTCATTAATTTCTGGAACCGATGGTGAAGAAGAATCGGGGGAGTAGTTGATCCTGGATATGATCTGTTTGAAGATTGGGACCTGATCGTATCTTCATTTGCGGAGCAGTATGGAATCAGAATCTATTCCAAAGAATTTAAGGAAATGCAATGGCACGAGTTCAAAGCGCTGCTTTGTGGAATAGGACCAGATACATCTTTAGGACGGATCGTATCCATCCGATTAGAAGATGACAATGAAGTGATCAAAGAGTTTACTTCGGAACAAAAAGAGATCAGAAACAAGTGGAGAAGAAAAGCCGCTAAGACAAAGACAGAAAAAGAAACGAATGATTTCTTAGAAACGATGAAACAGGCATTTATTGATATGGCAGGAGGTATAACAAATTGAAAAGATAAAATGTAAAGAATGCGGACAGACATTGATGGTCGCAGAATATGTAAAAGGGGAAATTAAATGTCCCCGATGCAAACAGGTAAATATAGTATGGATCCGCAAAGGGAAGAGCATAGGTAAGCACCGTTGTAGTAGCTAAGCCAGCCTACTTTGTGAAAAAGCAAGGTAGGTGATAAGTATGGCAGCAGATAGTGCAGGACAGATCGGCTTAGATCTGGTGATCAATCAGCAACAATTTAATAAACAGTTAGGTGGAATACAGAACCTCGCAAAGAAAACAGGAAAGATGCTTGCCGGTGCTTTTGCTGTAAAAGGATTAACAAGTTTTGCGAAAGACTGTATTGAGCTAGGATCAAATCTGACAGAGGTACAGAACGTTGTCGATGTAGTATTTCCAACAATGAACAAAAAAGTAAACGAATTTGCACAAAATGCAGCAAGTACATTTGGACTTTCTGAAACGATGGCAAAGAAGTTTACCGGAACATTCGGAGCAATGGCAAATGCTTTTGGATTTTCTGAAAAAGAATCGTACAAGATGAGCACAGCTCTTACTGGACTTGCTGGAGACGTTGCTTCTTTCTATAACATTTCGCAGGACGAAGCTTTCACGAAACTGAAATCCGTGTTCTCTGGAGAAACAGAAACGTTAAAAGATCTCGGTATTGTAATGACACAGACAGCGCTTGATCAGTACGCACTGGCAAATGGATTCGGTAAAACGACCAGTGCCATGACGGAACAGGAGAAAGTAGCCTTAAGATATGCATTCGTACAGCAACAGTTGCAGAATGCAACAGGGGACTTTTCAAGGACCTCTGATCAGTGGGCGAACCAGATCAGGATTTTATCTTTGCAATTTGATTCCCTGAAAGCTTCAATTGGACAAGGATTGATTAATTTATTCTTGCCAATCGTAAAAGTAATTAACTTGGTGCTTGGAAAATTAATGACTCTTGCAAATGCATTCAAGTCGTTTACAGCAATGATCATGGGCAAGAAGACCAGCGGAGCGTCAGCAAGTCTTGATAAGACGGCGACAAGTGCAGGAAAGGTATCTAACAGCTTAAACAATGCGACAAGTTCCGCAAATAAGCTGAATAAGTCGACAAAGAAAGTTGGAGACACAGCCAAAAAGACGGCAAAGAAGATATCTGGATTGATGGGATTTGATCAGATCAATAAATTGACTGAAACAAAAGGATCATCTGGATCAAAGAGTTCTACACCATCTTCTGGTACAGGATCCGCAGCAGGTGGAGCATCTGGCGGTAATGTAGATATGGGCTCTCTTCCCGAGGGAGAAGATGAAAAAGCCACGAAACTTGGGAAAGGCTACGATAATCTACGAAAGGCAATTGATAAGTTAAGAGTAGCTTTTAGTGCGTTTAGCAAGGTTGCAATAGGTGCTTTCAAGTGGATTTGGAAGAACATGTTGGTGCCATTGGGAAAATGGACCGTGCAGAAACTTGCTCCAAAACTGATTGAATTGTTAGCTGCAGCATTAAATGTATTGACGGCTGTATGCAAAGCATTGCAGCCGTTATGGCAGTGGGCATGGGATCATTTGTTCAAACCGCTTGCTAATTTTGTTGGAGATGCGATCATTGGATTTTTAGATCTTCTGGTTAAGGGATTGAACGGATTAGCAAACTGGATCAATAAACATCAAGGAGCTGTACAGAATATCACAATAGCGTTGGTAAGTTTTTTTACAGCGTTTAAATTGGTTTCGTTTGTTACGAAATTTATAGGCCCTATAAGTAATGCAATATCAGGAATCAAGATGTTTGGAAAAGGAATCATTTCATTCAAAACATTGTTTAGTGGATTATTTCCTAAGTTATTTGGCGTAGCAGGAAAAGCAGTGGCACTTTTGACAAGTCCGCTCGGAATTGCAATCGTGGTTGTTGGTGCGTTAATCACAGCAGGTGTATTGCTATGGAAGAATTGGGATAAGATTAAAAAATCCAAGTTCGCCAAATTTTTATCAGGCATTGTAACAAGTTTCAAAAATTTATTGAAATGGGTAAAGAAAAATGTTCATCCGATCAAAGCGTTCAAGAAGCTTTGGGAAGGTATTAAGAATAAAAAAGCCAAACTGGAAGCTGAGGTAAAAGAAAAGGTTAAAGGCGCACTTGCATCTTTAAAAGAAAGTTGGGAATCTGTTAAAGATAAAGCTGCATCGTTGGTAGCAGAAGCGAAAGAAAAGGCAGATGGTGCTATTGCCAATCTGAAAGAAGGATGGGATTCCATTCAGGACAAGGCAGCAACATTGGTTGCGAAAGTCGAAGGAGCATTGGATACAGTGAAAGACTGGTGGTCCGATGTGAAACAGAAGGCAGCAGAAAAAGTTGCTGGAGTCGTGGCTAAGGTTCAAGGCGCATTAGATACTGCAAGAGACTGGTGGTCCAATGTTAAGGAAAAAGCAAAAGAGAAGATTGGAGATATTGCAGCTAAGGTTCAAGGTGCGTTAGATACTGCAAGAGATTGGTGGTCAAGTGTAAAACAAAAAGCTGCCGAGAAAGTAGAAGGTATCGAAGCAAAAGTTAAAGGTGCACTGGAAACCGCTAAAGATTGGTGGTCTGGTGTTAAGAGTGGAATTATATCTAAAATCGGCGATATAAAGAAAACAGTAGTTGCCACATATACTGCAATCAAGACAAAGGCTTTTGATTCTGTAAGGAATGTTTTTAATTCATTAAAGGATAAACCAGTTACATTAAAAGCTAAATTAAAAAACTTGGCTTCTAAGGGTATATCTAAGCTATCAAAAGCGTGGAACTCTTTAAAATCAAAAACTGTAACATTAACGGCAAGAGTAAAAACAGCGGTTGATTCTGTTAAAGGATGGGTAAATACACATATCATTGATAAATTAAATGGAGTTTTAAGCAAAGCAAAGATTTTTGGCAAAAATCCAATTAAGCATCTTGCTCAAGGTGGATACGTAAAGAAAAACACCCCACAGCTTGCCATGATCGGAGATAACCGCCATCAAGGCGAGGTCGTAGCACCAGAAGATAAGATGATCGCCATGGCGAAAAAAGCAGCAGAATTATCTGGTGGCAGCAGTAAAGATGATCAAATCATCCGCTTGCTCATGGAACTGATCAATGCAGTTAAATCGATCGATACAGATGTTTACCTGGATGGCAAGAAAATAACCAAAACCGTAAACGACAACAATAACGCAGATATCAGAGCCGGCAAACGACCGATCTTGATTTAGGAGGGAAAATGGCAACACTGACATGTGGAAACACTGCATTGCCGGAGCCGGTTGAACTAAGCACTTCGGATGAGATCATCTGGAGTGCGAATACCGAACGATCATCATCAGGAGATATGATCGGAGAAGCAATTGCAGAGAAAAAGACATTGGATATCAAGTGGGGAGTCCTCACAGAGTCCGAAGTTAAGAAGATAAAAAATAATCTTGTGAAAGGATTCTTTCCGATCACATTTAGAGACATGGGAACAACACATACCATCACTGTATACCGCGGAACTCTTACAAAAGAACATCTGGGGTATATCGGGGATGGTATTTATTATTACAAAAGTGCGAGTGTTCAGATCGTGCAGAAATAGGAGAGATGGAAATGAAGTTAAAAGAGATTATGAGAATCCATGAAGGATTAGTAAAACAGTCAAGCAAAGTTTACACGGCAAAATTAGGATATGCAATTTCTAAAAATATGAAAGCATTCCGAAAAGCGATCGAAGAATATGATGAAAACCGCCTTAAGATCTGTGAACGATACGCAGAAAAAGATAAGGACGATAAGCCGATCGTGAAAGAAAACCAGTATGAAATGACAGATGAAAGCAAAGAGATTGTAAATGAAGAAATCAAAGAACTGCAGGAAGTGGATACTGATATTGATATCATGAAAGTTTCATTCGCAGAACTTGAACGATGTGAAAATGCAGATCGCTATGACATCCCATCTGTTGCAGATATTGAAGACCTGATGTTTATGATCGAAGACTAAGCCGGAGGTGATGCTATATGTATCAGGCAAGTAAAAAATTTGGCGATGCAATAGCAGGGTCAAACAGAAAATTTAATACAAGGCTTCTGGAGAACGAAAAAGTATTAGTAGAATCTGTAAAGAATTTTACAATAACGTCTGGTGCGGAAGAAATAACGATCGGGAGTGCAGTGGCGAGCTATGTTCAGGCAACGATTGAGAATAAAGGAATTGCATTGTCTGGAAAAGAAGTCAGCTTGGAGATCGGCGTGGAAGTCGATGGAGAGATGGAATATATTCCAATGGGGTTATATACGATCCAGAATCCCAAGATTGAAAGCAACAAGGTTACGTTTACTGCATATGACAGATTAGCAAGCAGATGCAATGGGGCATATTATTCTAAATTAAGTTATCCAACGGATGCAGTAGATATATTGGCTGAAATCAGCACGATGACAGGCGTGGCGATTGATATATCTACATTACAGCGAGGAATCCAGATCAATCAAAGAGCGATCATTGAGGAAGGTGATTACAACGAAGAAACCGATGAAAGCGAAGTGATCACAACATATGTAAATCCTTTTGATGGATATACATACAAAGAAACCATCGGATTTATCGCAGGATTATTTGGCAAATTTGCTATATGTGGAAGAACTGGAATGATCGAGTTTCGATGGTATCAGGATATTTCATATGAGATTCCAAGCAATATATTTTATAACGATCTGCAAGAAACAGAAGAAAGTTTCAGTATCAAAAGACTGACATGTGATAACTCAGATCAGACACTTTCATCTGGATCAGGAGCTACCGGCATAAGTATGCAAAATCCGGTTATGACACAGAGTATATTAGACGGTGTTTATAATACTGTCCAAGGCTTAGTATTCACGCCTGCAGCATTAAGGTTTATCGGAGATACGAGACTTGATATCGGAGATATTGTTACTGCTGTAAAAAATGATGGCACGAAATTCACAATACCGATCATATCATTGATAACAAGTTATGACGGTGGATTGATGCAGACAATTGCAAGTTATGGGAATACCGCCGAGGAAGATGATTCTGACACAAAAGGTCCTATAACCGAAATGGCAGAACGAGTTGAGTACGAATTAGCGTTTGTAAAAAAACTCATGGTGGATAATCTGACAGCGACAAATGCAACGATCAAGAATCTGTCTGGAGATGTTTTGAAATTTAAAACAGGTGAGTTTGAAACTTTAAAAACTGATGTGGCCAATTTTAAACAAACATTCACAGATGATTTACAGGCGTCAAATGCAAAAATCAATACTTTAGAATCTGACCATGCAACATTTAAAGAAGCAACTGCGACAAATCTAAATGCAACGAATGCTAGAATTGCGAATATTGAGGCTGATTACCTAAAAGCTACAGATGCAAAACTTACCTATGCAACGATTACGAATTTAAATACTACCAATGCTGAGATTACAAGGCTAAAAACAAAAGATGCAGAGATCGATAAACTAGTTGCAACAAAAGCTACGATCACAGACCTTAATGCAGCAGTTGGCAGAGTTGGACTGTTGGAAAGTAGTTATGCTAATCTCAACACGTTAGTAAACGGCAATCTTACATCTGACAACATTCAGAACTTAACATTGACATCAAAGAATACAACGATTGAAAACGGCATGATCAAAAATGCAATGATTGAGAATCTGTCGTTTGATAAGATCACAGGTATGGACATTAATACAACAAATCTGACGGTACATAGTTCTGATGGTAAGTCAAAATGGAGTGACAATACAATCCAGATATCTGATGCAAACCGTGTCAGAGTCCAGATCGGAAAAGATGCTTCAAACGATTACAGCATGTCTGTCTGGGATAAAAATGGAAATCTGATATGGGATGCACTTGGAGCTACAGAGAAAACGATTCAGAGAAAGATTATTCGAGATGGCATCGTGGCAGATGATGCAAATATTTCTGGTTCGAAACTGGATATTAACAGTGTGATCAAAGAGGTGAATGGTTCTACGACGAAGTTGAAATCTTCTACGATCGTCATGAATGATAAGAACCAGACGTTAGATGTTGTGTTTAATGAAATGGAAACAACAGTAGCAGATAATCTGAGCAGTGCTAAGCTGTATGCGGATGGTAAGTTATCCGATGCACAAAAGTATGCCTTAGAACAGGCAAACAGTGCGTTGAGCAGTGCTAAGAGCTATGCTGATAGTGCTGTGGATAATATAGAGGTTGGGGGCAGGAATTTAATCTTAAATAGTGCTTTCAAGAAAAGTCGAAAAGAATGGACTGATTGGGGAAATCCTACTACTAGAGAAATCGTTTCTTCTAATGGTAAAATGTGGGCACATATTGTTGGCAATAAACAAAATTATCAAGGATTTAACCAATGGACTCCAGCGGGAAGTATTAAAGAGGGAGATCATATCACTTTTAGTGCGAGAATTAAAGGCAGTGCAGCGAATCAGAAATTTAGTGTTGGGATTCATTGGCTGAATAGTAGCAATATAATAATTAATCAAGACTGGCATATTTTTACAGTTGACACAACTGAAAACATTTATACGTGGACTGTTGATGCAAAAGGAAGTGGTTGCGATAAATTAAACTTAATGGTCGGAGTGTCTGATACTTCTGCTGCTTACAATGTTTATTTTACTGAAATTATGGTTGTAAAAGGTAACAAATCATCAGATTGGACTCCAGCTCCTGAAGATACACAATCTCAGATCGACAATATCACAGAGATCACAACATCTCACACAACAAGCATCAGTACGATGCAGGGACAGATATCAAGCCTGATTTCCGAAGATACAACGATCAAAGGAAGCTATGATGCTTTGTTAAGTCGATATAACGCTACTGTAGCTACCGTGGACAGTATAAAAACTACGATCGGCGAACATACAACAATTCTAAACAATCAAAATGACTCGATCATAGCTGTCACAACGAAAGCTAATACGATTGAATCTAATTTAGCAGGAACAACACAGACTATATCGGAAGTTAAGTCTGGTTTAACCGGAACACAGGAAAGAGTCACGAAAGTTGAAACAAGTCTGTCTGGTTTGATTACAAGGGTTTCTAGTACAGAAACGAATCTTGCTAATTTAGAAATTGGTGGAAGAAATTTAGTATTGCGCAGTAAGGATTTCACATCGGGTGATGATTACTGGTATATAAATGGTAATTACAGAAAAAGTATCGATGATGATGGGTTTACGGTTGTATCAATAAGCAGGAGTGGGGCTGGTTTAGAGTGGAATAGAATTATCCCACATGCTTTTATACCAGTTGAAGAAATGCATAGAGGAATTATTGTATCGTTTGATTTCATGTGCGACAAGGTTTCTGAATTGGATCGTGGATGTATTTGTGCATTGCAAACGTATAATAGCGGAGGCGGTCGCATTGGTTGGTACGAATCTCAAGATATATTATCCGGGACACAATGTAAATTAAGTGCACCTTTATCTGATGGGAAATGGATTAGGGTACAAGTTCCTTTTTCAGAGGGAGATCTTAAAAAAACTTATGGTAGTAGTGACGCCGTAGCATATACGAGTGTTTCATTACAACTAGTTAGTAATGGTTCAATACATTTTAAAAAAGTAAAAATTGAATATGGTAACAAAGCAACCGATTATACTGAAGCACCAGAAGATGTAGATCAGCAGATTACAGCTGCAGAAACAATAGCTAGTCAAACTGCTGATAAATTCAATTGGTTGGTTAAATCTGGTACAAATTCAACTGATTTTGAGTTAACTGATCGGACCGCTACATTAGTAGCATCTGCTATTAATATGAATGGGTTGGTTACTTTTAGTGGTTTAAATACAGATGCCAAAAACGAGATTGGAAAAGTAGCACAGAGTAAAGTCGATGGTTTAGAGGTTGGTGGTAGGAATTTGGCGTTAAATACTTCAAATAGTTATTCTATTGCTTACACTTCATTTAATGGTTCAGAAAATACTTGTTTTGGGGACTGTAAGGTAACGTGTAAGGGTATCGCTATTGGTGATGTTGTAACAGCGCATTTATATATCAAATACACTGATATAGTTCCTGTGTCTGGACAAACAGCAAGAATTTGGTTACAAGGGTCTGGAAATTTTACGGCATGGAATGATGGGGATTTTGCACCTTCTGAACATAAAGCAATATCTGGTAATGGAGAATTTGAGTTCTTGTATAGTTTTACGATGAGTTCAAACATGTATATAAATACTTATTGGACATGTGCTCTTAGAACTGATTATATTAAAAGTGGTTCAATCCAATATAAAGCTTTTAAAGTCGAGAAAGGTAATAAAGCCACAGACTGGACTCCTGCCCCTGAAGACTATCTTCCACAAGCTAGTTTGGTGTCAAATTGGACAACTAATACTACATGGATTGATGGCGGTAAGATTTACACTGGTTCTATCACAGCCGACAAAATCGACGTTAATAGTATATTTGCCAAAGATATCACTGCAACAGGCACAATAACAGGTGCAAACTTGATAGGTGCGACTGGTACGTTTAGTGGACAAATTACAGCTACGGAAGGTACGATTGGGCGCTATGATATTACATCAACATATCTGATGACAAACAGCGGAAGCAATGCATCTGGTATTGGTGGAAATCAAGCTTTTTGGGCTGGCGCTGAAGATAGCAATTCTGCTCCTTTTAGAGTTGGTTACGATGGAAGTTTTGTGGCTGAAAATGCAACTATTTATGGAAATATAAAAACTGGTAATATTGGCGATGCAGGAGATACTGCATGGCTTGTTGATGGACACTTATCAGTCCAAGGTACAGCGAATGATACAAATATTTACTCAACATGGTTTAAATTTGGTATTGGCGGAGATTATTATTTAAAATCTGTTTCTGATGGTGTTAAATGCTATCACACTATGTATGCAACAGATTTTGTGGCGGACGGTTGGGTTTATTGTTCAGAAGTACATAGTTCTGGTGCGGTTGTTATTGGCGCTGATAGTGAATCTTTTTATTGGGCGCATGGCTATCAAATAGGACGTGGAACTTCATGGGGAGGCGTATGCTTAGGTGACGATAGTCAACAATTACGACTTTATGGTTCGTCTATCTGGGCATCTCACAGCATTTCTACTTCAGACGAAAATCTTAAAGAAAACTTTACTACTCTTGATCAATATGAAAATTTCTATATGAATTTAAATCCAATAGGATTCAATTACATCGGAGATTACGATGGTAAGAAAACTCATTTTGGATTTGGTGCTCATAAAACAGAAGACATCTTAGAATCCGAGGGTTATGATTCTGATAAATTCGCTGTAGTAACACATAGACCGCTCGTACAGGAAGATATTGAAAAGCGTTTTGGCAAAGATGTTGAGGTCGATATTGAAACGGAATATGGTATTTCCTATACGGAATTTATTGCATTAAATACCCATATGATTCAAAAGACACGAAAAGATTTAATATATCAAGCAGGTCAAATCGACATGCAAGAAGCAATCATCAATGATCTGCAGACAAGATTACTGCAGGCAGAAAAAACAATAAAACAATTAACTCAGGCATTGGCTTAATCGCTGATGCCTATATTTATGCAAAAATGAAAGGAGCATAACTATGTTAGAAACAAAGAAAAGCACAACACTTACAGGAACAATCACAGTAAAAGACGGAGATGTAGATAAACAGGTGGTTTATTTGTCTGCAAACGTCACATCTGACGGAGCAGGTAACGATAATGTAAACCAGACAATCCAGGATCGCAATCTTTACAAAGCGAATAAAGTGCAGATCAGAAAAGATATTGCAGAGTTCACAAATAAGTTTTATGAGATTCAAGATGCAGAAGTGGGAGAATAGAATGAAGAAGAATATGGAAATCAGAGCAGGACCTCTATGGGCCCTATTTTTATGCACAAATATAATAAGAAGAAAGGAAGATTTAAACGATGAAAGAATTTATTATGTTACTAAGCAACAATATGTTCTTCAGAATTGTGATGATTGAAGTCTGCCTAGATACGGTCTTAGGATCATGCAGAGCAATCAAAGAACATAAATTCAACAGTTGTGTTGGAATTGACGGAGCAATCAGAAAGGTCGCGATGCTGATATCGATTTGTTTTTTGATGGGAATTGATATGATAGCACACATTAACGTATTAAGTCTTGTACCCCAACAGTATGTACAGTTCCTGGGAGTGGAAAAGTTAGGATTGTCAGAATTTTTTGCACTTATGGACGGATTATATGAGGCAGTCAGTATTTTAAAAAATGCAGCATTATGTGGCTTACCAGTACCGGTAAGAGTTAGAAATTACATACAGAAGTTTTTAGAAGATATGACAGAAGAATTACCAGATTAGGAGGAAAAATAAAATGGCAAAAGCAAGTGCAATTATTAAAAAGGCAGTAAGTTATCTCGGAACAAAAGAAAATCCAGCAAACAGTAACAAAGTCAAATTCAATAACGATTATTATGGAAGAGTGGTATCTGGATCAAGCTATCCTTGGTGCTGTACATTTGTATGGGATATTTTTAAGATGTGTGATGCATCAGATTTGTTCTTTGGCGGTAAAAAGACAGCATACTGCCCAGACGTAGAAAACTATTATAAAAAACATGATCGTTGGCACTCCACTGGACAGGCAGGAGATCTTTGTCTGATGGATTTTGGAAAAGGTAGAGCATCTCACATTGGTATTGTTGAAAAAGCAAATTCAGACGGTACATATACAACGATCGAAGGAAATACATCAAGGAGTAGCGACGATAATGGTGGAGTAGTCATGAGAAGAACAAGGAGCAAGAGTGTGATCCGTGGATTTGCAAGACCAGATTATGACCCGGAAAAGTACACTGCAGTAAAGAAGACATCCGACAAAGGAGCAATCAAGTGGATGCAGAAGAAACTAAATTCACTGACTTCTGGAACTAACATTGAAGTGGATGGAATCTGGGGAAGAATGACCACAGCACAGCTCAAGAGATATTGGAAGCAATTAGGATGGAGAACAACAGGAACATACTGTGGCAAAAAAACTTGTGCAGCCTTATATTCTAACAGAAAGAATTAATAAAGGATTGCTTTCAGGTATGATGTAAGTTATTATAAAAATATAGAATGACTTTTGATAAATTTGAAAACCAAAAATAAACGTTGTAGGAATTAAACTATTTCTACATTATTACTATAAGCACACCAAACAAACCGCATAAACGCGTACTTTTAAGCTTACATTGAAGAAGCTGCTAAAGCAGGTAAATTCTAAGGAATTGCACAAAAATTCATAGAAACGCATGATAAAAATTAGGCATTTTGCATAAAAGTGCCTAATTTTTATTTTTTTGAAAATAAGCCTAAAAATAGCTGTGCCCACGTCATGTCCACGGAAATTTTCTCGCGTGGGCATGATTTTTATAAAAATGACGATAAATTGGATTATTCAGACGGTGATATTTGATGCATATATGACTGTATAGTGTTTGCTCGAAAAGTATATATAATGAATGCGAGTATTTAACTTGCATATTTAGCAAATAAGTTTCATAATAGAATGTGTCGAACAAAATCAACTTGAAAAATTAGGAGTTCCTGTCGACCCATGATAGTGCAAAAAATATAGGGGATCGACAGAAGGCGGAAACGACTAAAATAGGAGGTGTTGCAGAAATATATGATTAGGGACAAGAAAGAAATGTTGAATTTTGAAGAGGTCGACAAAATAGAGACGTTTTTTGGCTTAAATAAGGGGATGATTTTGGGACGGGAATTAATAGAATCATAATGGAATTTAAATTTATCATAAGCCGATGTAATTCTTTAGGATACTTAGAATTAATAGAATCATAATGGAATTTAAATCACGTCTTACATGTATATTCTTTGATACCATCTGATGAATTAATAGAATCATAATGGAATTTAAATCATTTTGAAGTAATGGCTAAGTAGGTGGTTATATGGCGAATTAATAGAATCATTATAATGGAACTTAAAGATGGATTTCAATGTAACAGGTTGGAAATCTTAAGGCACTTGGGATCAAATGAGTCAACTGGAACCTTAAGAATATAGATTAGAAGGAAAAATCTGATAATTAAAATAAGCGTTTAATCCAGAAATGAGATGTGATAAAGAAAAGAATAAAGAGCTGGTTTTAATTGTAAAATTTATGGGGAACTAACATCAGCTTATTGACATAAATTTAAAAATAAGTATAATAATAGTTGAGTAGTTGTTCAACTATTGTTATTTGGAGGTGAATATATGTCAAAAACGTCTTATATTTGTAATTGCGATGTAATTCATGAGGATATTGTGAATGATGT